GCGGAATACCTGTATATGATGTTGCTAGTTGTCCTAATAAACGTTTTCCAATGTCTATAGAAACCGCTTTAAAACTACTTAGACGATTTGAATGTAGTGCATTTTGTTGAAACAATGCAAATTTTTCTTGACGTGATTTTATTTGTTGTTCTCTTGTTGCCATTGTTATCCGTTAATTGATTGATTTAATTTGAATCCCAATTGTTCTTGTGCAACTAATGGATTATAATTAACATGTATTGACATTTTAGATAATGCAGCAACGATTGCGTTTGCAATTGCATTCCCATCTGAATTTTTACTAGAACCCATCATTGTATCTACTGATTGTTTTAGTGCCCCAGTACTGGTACTAGCTAATACCGCAGCTCCATCTGGTATCATTGCAAATTTATCATTTTTATTGAATTGAACTAATCCGTCATTGACTAATACTGCATCATCTGTCTTGTCTGTGTTGATAGGGTTTACTAAATTATCGTCAGCAGCAGGGTTATCGCGAACACCGTATATGTTTTTGATTGTGTTGTTCATCAACTCAGATAATTGATCAAAAAATGTTCCAGCAATTGGAATTTTTTTAGCTAATTCGTCAATTGGTTTTTTTAAACCTAATATAACACTACCTTCATTTTGTAAACTTCCAACTAATTGTGCTAACTCTTTACTTTGAAACATTTGAGTAAAATTTTCTAATTTTGGTTGTGCTGCAGTAACATCAGCTGAAGCAGATGCAATGATTTGTGATTGCGATTGGTTGCCCATCATCACGCGAATGCCTTTATCTTTTACATAAGTATAAAATTCTGCTAAAACTTGATCGGTTGTTTGTACCGAACTTTCTTTTCTAATTCCTTCTAATAATGTGGCTGCATCTTGATTTTTTGAAGCAATTTCTGCCATTTTTGCCTCAAATGCTGAATCAGATAATGCCATTATATTACCGAGATCTTCTTCAGTATATCCACTTTGTGATAACAATTGACGAGCCTGTTTCATGTTAGATAGTTGATCAACAGTAAACCCGGTCAAATTAGCCAATTCTTGTTTTGCATAATGATTATTACCTTCTAAAATTTCTCCTTGAGATTTTAATAAATCATTCATCGCCATAACCATATCGTGGTCGTTTCCGCTCAATTTAGCAATTCGCAGTTTTTCTGTAATACTTTCACCTTGTTGATTCACTAAACGTTTACCACTAAGCAATTGATATTCTAATTCTTTACCAACACTAGATTCAATATCCAACATGTTGGTAGCCATTTGTTCGATTGCTTTGAATGATGTACCTAATAGTTTAGCTTTAACTACAGATTTTTCTAAACTACCAGGAAACTTCCTATATGCCATTTGGATTTCTCCACCTAAATCTGCTATCTCTGTTAATGCCATTTTCAAAACACCTGTCATTTTGGTATTTTTTTCAAATGATTTTGCCATTTCTTCAGTTGCAGCAATTGTTTCAATTGCAGTTTTACCTAAACCAGCGGCATATAATTGATATGCATTAGCTTGTTCTGCAGATAGCTTTAAATGATCAGTTAATGCTGCATTACCGGCTATTAGTTTATTACCAAATTCTCCACTTTTTGCAATCACACTAGATAATCCAGGCAACATTAGATTAATATTTTCTGCATATTTTCTTACGTTGGATCCGCCAACTTTTAATGTTTCTCCTATTTCATCATATTTTTCACCTAATTCTGCAGCTTTTTTACTTGTAATACCAAAACTCGTATTTAATGATGCATTTCTTTGTTCTAAAAATGTTGCAGCTTTTACTGAAGCAATCATTGCTTGAGCATGTGCATCCATATCTTTAGTCATTTCTAGAATGCCTCGTTGAAGCTGAAGATTTGTTGTGTTAAGACTGTCTAAGGCAGCTTGATATTTTTCTGTAGCTCCAGTACTGGCGGACATTCCTTTAATTATGTTCTGTATATCGGCAGCTAATTTGTTTTTAGCTGCTTCATCCATTGTAACAACTTTTTTATCCGCTGGTTCAGTACCATGTTTAGATTGCTGTTTAAGTCTAGCTATTAATATGTAAAGGTTTTGTATCATATACATATAAATATAAAATTATTTGAATTTTGACAATGTTTTAGAGCCTGGTACTTTTTTTGGCGTTTTATTGTTTTTTGGATCCGCTGCAGCTTGTTTAATAGCAAGAATTTCATTGAGTTTGTTAATCCATAATTTCCTAATAGGAATTGGCATATTGTAAACAGTTTCCCAACTCCATCGGCCTTCTCCGTGCCATATCAAATTAAACAAGTTTTCGTGTAATAATATCCGGTCTTTAGGTTTAAACCCAAAAAAGGTCTGATCCAATCTGAAACCTGGCAGTAAAGGTGCCTCCGTTTTCACCCTCAAATTCTGCTTCTAATTTAATACCAGGCATATTGTCAGAAATATAAGTTCTCAATTGTTTTGATTCAATTGGTTTCATTTGATATCGAATATATTGTTCTATTTTAAATGCATCTCTAGTTTCATTAACTTGTTTAATTGATTTTTTTAAAAAATCAGAAAGTGCATGTTCTGAAGATATTGAATTTGATTCTGTTTTATTTAAAAATTTAAACTTAACTACAGTTTCTGAATTTATTCTATATTCAAATTCTCCGTTTTCATCTGCTTGTAATAAAAATGGATTCATTTCTAATTTTGATAAATCTAAAACTCGATTCAAAGTACTTTTAGTTTCAGGATCTGTTACGGTAACCGTATATTCATTTCCATAACCATGAATTCTGGCAGCAATTATTAAAACATCTCTATCTGCAACAATCATTTCATCTAGATTAACATCATTTAATATTAAAGATTTTATTAACTTGTCTAAAACAACTCCTTGCTTAATATATGTAGCATTAGTTAAAATGTCTTCATCGTATGCAGTCATATAACGCATTTCAACTTGTCCGGAATGAAGTGGACTAGATTTTGGATAAACTAATCCATTACTCGGAAGCGGGACTATAATGGATGGTATCGTATTTTTTTGACGATTTTCAAAATTTTGTTTAGCTAGGTCAACTAAATTTTTGTCAGATAAATGTTCTGTCATTGGCATAAACTTTCCTTTTTATAACTTTTATATAAATATGTAGAAACATAAAAAATGGGCATAAACAATATATGCCCATATTTTTAAAAATAATTTTTTAATAACTTAATATTGCGTAATCATAGTTCAATGTAGCATCAATCATTACTACATCTTCTGAAGACCAATCTAAACTACCGAAGTTGATTTCTTGCAAATATGCACCTTTAATTATCCATTGTTCAATAACTTCTCCTAGTGGAGACAATTGATAAAGTAAAAGATCTTCTTTATACATATCAGCATACCCATCTCTACCTGTTACAGATTCATGATGCTTACGAACCCATTCCATACAAGCTTGTGCTGCAGACGGAACAATTGCATCATAAATTGTTATAGCCATACTGTTCCAAGATGATTTACCTTTTAATTTTCTTTTAACGTTGATATGATCTAAAACCAATTCACCATTTGTCATTGAAGGTTTAGCAGCCGTTTTAATTAAAAATGCTGGTATTCCCGCTTGTTGCATTTCAAGTACAAATTTATGTTGATATTTAGGTTCCCATGTATATGCATTATCGAAAAAATTACTTTCTAAGCCATAGTCAGTTAAATTTTGTGCTGAATATGGATTACCAGTAACTGCACCTGGGTTAACGTCTTGAGATAATCCATTTGCTTTTGCAAATATGCTATCATATGATTGTGCCATAATATTCCTTTACTTTATTAATAAATATAATAACAGTAAAAAAGGCAGAACAAATATCCTGCCTTTCTTGTTTTTAAATTAAAATTATCCAAATGCCGCACCAGTTGGTTGAATATTGAAGTCTAAAACAATAAATTCAGCTGTTCTAGTTGGTTGTAAAAACAATTGTCCATACAATATATTTCTATCAATAAGATCTGGTGTATTATTTGATGCATCCATTACTACTCGGAATGCTGATAAACCTGCATTTCTTTGTACATCTAATAAATACGGCTCAACAATACTTATAAATCTTTTTCTAGTTGCATCTGTATTTTGATCAAATACCAAGAATCTTGTAGACGATGCAATAAATTTCTTAACTGCAATTAATAAACGTCGTACATTTACTCTATCTAATGCACTAGCAGAAACTTGCAATGTTTTTTGACCCCAAACTACAATGTTTTGATTAGGAAAAGATGCAATTGGATTAACACGATTTTCATACAATGTATCTCGTTGTGCTTGAGATAAATTGATAGCTGTTTGAAGTGCTGGTACTC